CAGATCGCCGCTGCGGTACTCGCTGCCGGTGCGATGGCGAACATCGCCCTGCGCGCCATCACGACCCAGCCGCTCTCTGAGAAATGATCCAGGCGTGGCTGCTGCGGCAGGCGCCGTACATCATCATTTCGCTGGCCCTCCTTGCGGTCAGCCTCACGGTCGGGAATTGGCTCATCGGCATAGGGCGAGAACAGGTGCAGCCGCACCTTGACAAAGCCTTAGCAGAACGTGATAACCTCGCGTCCACGTTGGAGTTTGAGCGGGCCAATGCAAAGAAAGCAGAGGAAGCCGTCAATGCCTACACGAAAGAAATCGCTGGTCTTCGTCGCGTTATCCGCGACCGTGGCCCTGTGCGGGTGTGCTTCTCAGACACCCCTGACGTGCCCGCAGCCAGCGCAGCCTCCAGCAGTGCTAATGACCCCGCCCCCAGCGCCGGGAGCGTTTCAGGAGCGCCTCGAGGCGATCTTGCGGCCCTCCGAGAGCTCGCCTACCAATGCGACGCCCTAAGCGCGCAGTTGAGGGGGTTGCAGAAGTGGGTATCCCCGTCCGCGACGACGGAATCCCAAAAAAGTTCCAACTAGCAGGGCACACCATCGAGGTGCGCACCGTGCCGCGCGGCAAATGGCGGCATGGCAAGGACTGTATCGGCATTTGGCTGCCGGAAAAGAACCGCATTGAAATTATCAGCAGCGTGAAGGGGTCGGCGCGCCAGCAAGTTTGGGCGCACGAGGCTATTCACGCCATGCTCGACATCGCAGGTTATGGGCCTATCCCAAAGACCGAAGACCTGTCGCGTGATGAGCAGTTTGTTGATCGTCTTGGGCATCTATTGCAGCAGATGCTCACGACCATGGAATGAAGCGACATCTCATCATCCCTGACGCGCAAGTAAAGCCCGAGTCGCGCACAGAGCATATCCATTGGGCTGGCGAGGCCATCCTAGAATACAAGCCTGACCTAGTAATAATACTAGGTGATTGGTGGGATTTACCCTCGCTAAACAGTCACGCTGAGAAGGGCAGCATCGAGGTGGAGGGGCGGCGCTACCACGAGGATATTGCCGCAGGGAATGCAGCCTTTAAGATTCTAGATTCCTACTTCAAGAAAACGCGCAGTAAGTCGTGGAAGCCGCGCAAGGTATTTTTGGAAGGCAACCACGAGAACCGCGCCAACCGCGTGGCGAATAACGACCCGAAGTTCAAAGGAATTATCGGTTCGCAGAACTGCCAGACGCTCGATTGGGAGCGGCACCGATTCCTAAAAATCATCAACATCGACGACATCGCGTATTGCCACTATTTCCCTAATCCGTTCAGTGGCAAGCCCATTGGCGGCACCATCGTGTCGCGCCTGAACAACATCGGCAAGTCATTCGTGCAGGGGCACCAGCAGGGCTTCCTGTACGCCAGCAAGCAATACCCCGATCACGTCAAGCACGGCCTCGTCGCGGGGCGCTTCTACCTTGAGCACGAAGGCTACCGCCCCGACGACGTGCAAACGTCTGAGTGGAACGGCATCGTCGTGCTAAATGGCGTGCGTAAAGGCGATTACGACCTCATGCCGCTGCGCATGGACTACCTGCGCCGCAAGTACGGCTAATCTTCGTCGCTGTCGCGCCAGCGAATAGCGGGCCAGATAAAGAGCAGGGTGACGAGCATACCCATGCCGACACCGAAGCCGAAGGCTAGTGTGGCGTCGGTCATGTGGGCCTCAGCGCCGTCTCAGCGATGGCTGCGCACTCTGCGGAATACTGCGACTTGGCAATCGTCTCCAGCGCATTCTTATAACGCTGGATGATCGCTTTCTGCATCATGTCCATATAAGTCGTCTCCACCTGCCAGCGGATCATCTCGCTGCGCTCGGCCTCTAGTTTCTCAATCTGCTTGATGTAGGTATCAAGCCGATCCTGCTGCTCGTAGATCACCTGCTTGAGTTGCTGCTTATTGTGCGCATTCTCGACCCATTCGTTGAGCCATGACCGCGGCGGGCTTTCTGTGTCGATTGTAGGCATATAAATCCGGCTGGCGCGACGGGGCCGGTTCTCCGAAGTGTATGGCGCGCGCCTCGGGTTGTGGATCAATCCTCTCCAATAGCCTCAATCAACTGCGCACCATACGTCAGGAACCATGCCGCCTTGCGCAGGTCTTGCGCTTCGGGGCTAATGTCCTTCCGTCCTGCTCGCAGTAGATACTTGAGTGCAGAGCCACGACAGTACGCTATCGTACCTTCCTCACCGAGCGTGGCGCGGATGATGTCGATGGCCTCCACGTCCTCACCAGTCGGAAGTACCAACTGGTAATGAGACGGGCTGCTCACCGGATCGTCTCCGCGCAACTCATCGGCAAAGTCTTGCAGTTCGCGCAGTTTCATCCGGCGACCACTCGAGATACCTTGGTCACGATGCCGATAAAAAGACCGAGCGCCACGGCGAAGGAAAACACCGCAAGCAGCCAGCCCACGACGTATACCGTCACCGCTGCCAAGTCTTTGGCTAAGTCTTTGTCGCTCATGCTGCCCTCTTCTTCAGTTTCTCATTGAGGTCGTACAACGCGCGCAGATGCAAGAACGCAGGCCATGCGTCGTCATCGAGCGACGGGTAGAAGTGGTGCCCGAAGTCACCATTCTCCTTGCTGAAGCGCAGCAAGTGATACCCGCCGTCGATCTTGTTGCCGGTGCATTCTTCGTATGCTTTGGCATATGCAACAATTTGCATAAGGTACTCAGGATAGACGCCGCCGCTGGTCTTGAAATCACCGAGCACCAACTTGCCGTTAAGTTTGCCGATGAAGTCGAGCGTGCCACCAAAACGGTGCGTCTCGCTAATCACGGCCACCTCGCAGTCTACGATCTCAAGCTGCGTGCCCTTCACCCAGAACTCAAAGGCTGAGTAAGCCGAGCTCGCTTGCGCGCGGAACACCTTGGGGTCAACCACGGTCTTCGCCTCAAGCGCCTTCTCGAGCACGATGTGCGGATCGTCGCCCTTCACCCACGCCTCGCACATGCTATGCACGCAGGTGCCGATGGCGAGGATGTCGGAGCCTTCGTAGAGCCCAGAGGGGGCAGGCTGACCCTGCCCCTCCAGAAGCCCATGCTCACGCCCGGTCTTGTAAGCCCAGTTAATCAAAGCACCGGGGTCTTTGATTTTTAGGATGGTAGTGACCGACGGGATTTTCTTCCCGTCGGCTGCCTTGTAACCTTGTCTTGGTGTCGGCATGGTTAAAACGTCAGCGCGTCGTCTTTGAACTCTTCAGCAGCAGCCGGAGCGGCAGCAGCCTTCGGAGTCGGGGCAAACTTCGGGGCGTCCACGATGCGATTTGCAATCTTGTCCTGTACCCATTCCGGCAACTTGTCGAACACTGCTGAGTCTGGCGCGTCGGTCGAGTAGATCAGCGCCTCGCCTTCCAGCGTCGGAGCGGGCATGCCCTTCGGCAGCGGCATGATGCTCGTGAGGTTGGCGTAGGTTTTCTCGCCTTTAACGGAATGCGTTACATTGATGAAGGCGGGCTTGCCGAGTACGTTGGCGAGGTCAAAGCGCTTCAGTTCTTCCGGCGTGAACGCCTTACCGCGCCACGACTGGAGCAACTGCCGCAGTGTCGCCTTCTCGTTGAGGGACAATCCAAGCGTGCGAGAGATCACCGCAGGGAGGCTCTTAGTCTCGCCGTTCTTCGTGATCTCGACACGCTCGGAGGGAATCTGAAAGCGAACCATCAACGTGCGCTTCGGCGCAAACTGCCCACCAGGAGATGGCTGCACGCCCAAGTCCACGATCATGTCGCACACTGCCGCGTAAGCACCGGCCTCGAGAGGCTTGCGCTCAGGGAAGTTACCGCCACCCGATGCAGAAATAATCAAACTCATGTTAATACTCCTTCTATGTTACGGTTCACCAGTAATCTCTACCGCCCCGTGCGGAGCGCCAGTTAGGCGGGGGAACCGACCGCCAGTTTTCGTGTAGCTTGTGGCGCGACGCTCTACGGAAGCGGCGGTCGCGTAGGTATTCGATTAGGCCATGGATGGCCCACAGTACGAAGACCGTGATGATGATGCCGGAGAGGAAGGCCATGATTACCACTCCTCGGGGCGAATGATCGCGCCGATGATTCCGGTTAGGGCGATGACGCCGAAGACTTGTGCGAGGAATATCAGCTGCTGATATTCGTGGTGGGAGACGGGAAGGATGAGGTCTAACATGGTGCGCTCCTGGTCGCGGCTTAGGCCGCGACCTCATAAATGCCATGCATCGCCACGCTATCAAACCGATACTTCAGGCGACGCTGGGCGGCAATGACTGTGTTTCGATGATACTTTGTCATCGGCACCCACTCATTCGTTGAGCGACGAAGCCACTGCAACGGATGACGCTTTTGGTTAAGCATTCTATATTCGCCGCTTGCAATCTTTTCGATGATTTCGCGCACCGCTTGCTCGCCCTTCAACATGACCTTATCTCCTTCTATCACTTTTGGCCCGGCACTGCGCCGTCCATGTGTGCAATGTACATGTGCTCAATCCTGCCGTCAAGCACTTCTTGTAAATAAATTAGTATGCTCCGGTGCTATGCATATTTAGGTTGCCAACTGCAAGTTAGTCTTGTATTCTAGATGACCATGAAAAAACCCAACCTTTCGCCGCAGCACGCGGCAGTCGTCCACGCCGTGGCCCTCGCAGGGGGTCAGTCGGCACTTGCTAAGAAACTAGGCATCAAGCCGCAGGCAGTCCAGCAGTGGGTTGCCTCTGGCCGTGTACCGCCTCTCCGTGTCCTTGCGGTCGAGGCGGCAACTGGAGTATCAAGGAAGGCCCTACGACCGGACATCTATCCATGAAGCCAGAGCTCACCGCTATAGTTGCCGTCGAGAAGGTTCTCGAGTTGGCAAAGAAAGTCCCTGTTTTCCCATGTAGGAGGCAAGATGAAAAAGACAGCCAAGGCCGCATCCTCAAGGCAAAAAGCCCGTACACCAAAAACGGCTTCAAAGATGCCACGCAAGACGAAGCCCAGATCAAGCGTTGGTGGAGCGACCGTCCCGACGCACTCGTGGGCGTCCCCACAGGAAGCGTCACCCGACTCGTCGTCATCGACTACGATCATCGAGCGGCTACTGAATCGGCTCAAGAGTGGCTGGTCGAGCATCAAGCCGAGCTGACCCAAACCCGAGTCCACCAGACGGGCGGTGGTAGCGGCGGCAGGCACTACCTCTTCAAAGCACCACCGGGCGTCAAGATCAGAGGCGGTGCGTCCGTCGTACTCGGCAAGGTCAAGCGCACAGGACTCGACATCCGCGCTGAGGGTGGCTACGTCATCTGGTGGCCGCTGCACTTTGGGCAGCAGGGGCCGCTTGAGGAGGTGCAGCCGCTACCGGCGGGGCTTATCGACGAGCGGCGCATGGACTTGGAGCTGCCCGCAGAGGTCGCGGCGAAACTGCCGCCACGGCCTGGTACCAGTCAAGACTTCCAGCGCGACTTGCCGCGTATCACCGAGGCGCTCGCCTTTATCGACCCTGCTGACTATGACCCGTGGCTCATGGTAGGCATGGCACTGCATCACGCCTCCGGTGGTGCCGATGACGGGCTGGAACTGTGGGATGCGTGGTCAAGCGGCGGCATCACGGGCGTACTGCCCGCGTCGTATGCTGGTCGCGCCGACATCGAGTACCGCTGGCAGTCGTTCCACCTAGACCGTGGCGGCGGGGTCACGCTCGGTAGCCTCTTTAACGCCGCCAAGGCGGGCGGCTGGGTCAACGTACCCGAGGCCGTGCGCTTAGGGCCGCCGAAGCGGGAGGAGCCAGAGGACTTCCGTAGTTACGACAACCTACCCGAGGCGCGTGGCATGGAGCCAGTGCGAGAGCCAGAACTTCCTGCGCAAAGCATGACACCGAGTGGCATAGTCACCAGCCGCCGTCTCATCCTGCGCCCCATCGGCGAGATCGTGACCGAGCGGCGCGAGGCGACGTGGCTGATCCATAACGTGATCGAGGCGAACGTGCTCGCCGTGCTCGCCGGGCCGCGCGCCAGCTTCAAGTCGTTTATCGCCTTGGACTGGGCCATGCGTATTGCGGCGGCTGATAATCCTGTGGTCATCCTGTCGGGCGAGGGGGCCGGTTTGGGTCGTCGCGCTGAAGCATGGATGCAGGAGCACGGCAAGGGGCGCGACCTGGAAGAACTGCGGCTCATGGCGCTGGAGTCTGTCGCCAACCTTAACGCCGAGGAAGAGATGTCCATGCTCCAGCAGTCGATCGACGAGGCGGGCATACGACCGGCGCTCGTGATCGTGGACACGTTTAGTAAGTTCAGCGCAGGTCTGGATGAGAACTCCAACCAAGAGGTCGCGGAGTATCTATCCAAACTGACCATCGGGCTGCGCGAGCGGTATACCTCGACCGTGCTGCTGGTGGCGCACTCTGGGCATGGCGATTCCAAGCGACCACGCGGCGCGTCGGCGCTCATGGCTAACCCAGACGCGGAGTACATCGTCGAGCGGCCCGACATTCAGGGCATGGCGGTGAACGTGACCCGTGAGCGGTTCAAGGACACCGCGTCGATGTCTCCACTTGGATACGAGGCCGTCGAGGTTGACCTCGGGCGCGTCGATCGGTACGGGGAGGCGGTCAAGTCGTTGGTCATGCGACCGACGGATGCGGTCGTTGCGACCAAGAAGGTGACGCCGCAGGGGAAGGTGCAGAAGATGATCCTTGAGGCGCTGCGGTCGCGTCAGAGGGCGTCTGAGGCGACCCTGATTTGGACAATGGCTGACCTGCGCCAAGTGGGCAAGGACTGTGGGCAGAGCAAGCAATCTGTCCACAAGGCGGTCGAATCCATGGCGATGAGCCCGTTCCTGACCAGCACGATAGGTGGCTTTAGGCTCTCCGAGGAGGGCTTAAAGTGAGCGGTCAAAAAGGTCAACTCGGTCAAATTTTGACCGATTTTTTACCGTCCATGCGGTCAAAAAGGTCAAAAAACCCTATAAGGGTTTTGACTTTTGACCATGGATTTGACCGGCATGGGAGGGAATGTGAGTCGTAAGGGAGTTACGCCGAGGTACAAGACTGGCGGTGGGTCTGTTGTAAAGATGCAACAACCTATTGCTGATACGCCACTGGCGAAAAGGATGGTCGAGGCAGAGGGGCCGGAGATGCTGGCGCTGATGAAAACCTTTCAGGTGGAGTTTGGTGCCAAGTTGGTCTGGTTCAAGGATGGCGATGGCGAGGTCGGAAAGAAACCGGAGTACGTCAGTGACGCAGGGTAAGTTAAACCTGACCGGGCCGTTGACTTGGGAGGACTCAGACTTCTGGGGTAAGACCTCGGCCTGTCGTCGGTTCTCAATCCGTGGGCAGACGATCAACGGCAAGCAGGAGTTCGTCCTGTGGCGACGGTCAGACGACGGCAGGGTGATCCCTAAGCACTTGGGGTCGTTCGACACTTTTGAGGCGGCTGCGGCTGAGGCTGACGAACACAAGTACCGCGACCCTCCGAAACGGAATGGCATCCACGACTGGAAGTCGAGGTGGGACAAATGAAACTCTGCCCAATCTGTTTGACTGCCAACACGGGCGGTCGTCCTCACGCTTGGCACAAGACTGCGCATCGGAAAAAGAACTACACGCCTGAGCAGGTTGCTGAGATGGCGCGGCAAGCGATTGAACACAATCAGGTCAAGGCCATCATCTGCGATGCGGTGGACGAATCAAGGCAGCCAGATGGTTGGCAGCCTAAGCCGAGAAAGTCTCGGAAGGAATACCATCGAGAGTATTACTGGCGTCATGTCACGATCAGACGGAAGCAACGAGTGACGAGCAAGATGCTGCGAAAGAAACTCAAGCCCTTGATTGCTGACCTATGCCATGCGGTAGACTTGGGCAGGATTAGCGCAACGTGGTGAGATGATGGGCAAACGACAACGGCAGAGAGGGGCTGAGACAGAACGGGAAGTCTGTGAGAAGTTAGCCGAAGGAACCGGCTGGATCGTCAAGCGTGAACTTGGGCAGGCCAGAGATGGTGGCTGCGACATTCGCCTTGCGCAGTTCGTGCTTGAGGTGAAGCGACGAAAGAGCATCGCCGTGTACGAGTGGATCGACCAAGCCACAGCAGCCTGTGCGCCGCCTCACGAAGTGCCGGTCGTCATCTGCCGTGGCGATAAGCGAGAGTTCCTCGTCATTCAGCGCCTTGAGGACTGGATGAAGATGGCGAAGAAAGAGTTACCGGACAGATGAAATGCCCAAAGTGTGGGAAACCGAGCGAGGTCGTGAAGGTCTACCAGTTCCCGACCGAGGCGAGAAGACGGCGCGAGTGTATGAGCTGCGGGCTCAGATTCTCCACGAGCGAGCGCGTCTGGCGGCGAGTCTACGCCGAAGAGGTCAAGGCCAAGAATCAGGTGCGCCTCTCGAGGAAGGTGGATCAAACGGAACGACCGAGAAAGACCTACTCGAACTTTGATGTCGTCGCCTTGGAGGGCTATGACTTGGACTACGAAGACGTTTCAACCTATGTGCATGTGAGTGACGACTAATGGCAGGCACACCAATCAAGCGAGCGCGGCAAGAGAAGGCACTGGCGATCCTTTCCAAGCCAGATTTCTGGGAGCAACTTTGGGAGCATCTGGCTGAAGGCAACACGCTGCGATCATTCGTGAGCGGCAGTGATGTGCCTTACGGCGTGCTATGGCGAAAGATGCAGTCTGATCCAGTCTTGATGGAGCGGTACGAGATCGTGCGCAACGCCAGGGCGCTTGCGAATGCCGAGCGCATCGAGGCGCTGGCTGACAAGGTTGAGACAGAGCAGATTGATCCGAACGCTGCGAAGGTAGCGATGGGTGCGAGGCAGTGGCTTGCTGAGCGAATGGATCCAAAACGATGGGGCAACAAGGTGCAGCAAGACGTGCGCATCACTGACACCACGCAATTGCATCTGCAAGCGGTGCGTGACCTCATGCGAACGGTGAGCGTCGTGGAGCCTGAAAACCTGACGCGCGACACAGCGGAAGGCGCGTCGCCACAGGCGCGCGCATCTTCAGAATCCGAGTAATGTTATAACATAACATCAATTTTATGCACGATCGCCGAAGTTCTATGCAAACTGTAAAATTACACAACGCGCAAGTTATTGATTTGTATAGGGTTGTGCGCGGCAGTGCGTATAATACCCATTATGTAAAGTCGTCCACTCTGCGGTCAGCGCGAGCGTAACCCGTTGATTCCTAACGAAACAGCCCGCGCGACCGGCGCGACAGCCCGCGAAACCACCCCCCCGGGGGGTACCCCCTGCCGGGGGCGGCGCGCGGCTAACCCCACATAGGCCGATTTGAAAAAATGCAAAATCCGTACCTCGATTTCGTTAAACGCTACCACAAGGCTCCTGTGGCCTTTGTGGAGGAAGTCCTTGGGGTGACGCCAGACCCATGGCAAAAACGGCTCCTAGAGCTTCTGGCTGCGGGAGAACGCAAAGTCTCGGTCAGATCAGGCCACGGGACGGGCAAATCCACCGTCGCCTCGTGGGCCATGCTCTGGTTCATGCTCACCCGCGTACCCGTCAAAGTGGTCGTCACCGCCCCGACGGCAAGCCAGTTGTTCGACGCCCTCTTCGGCGAATGCCGCCGCTGGGCCAAACTGCTACCCCCCGCCGTGGGGGAGTTGCTCGAAATCAAGTCCGACCGTATCGAATTAAAAGCCAGCCCCGAAGAGTCGTTCATCTCAGCCCGTACCAGTCGCGCCGAGCAGCCCGACGCCTTGCAAGGTATCCACGCCGAGTGGGTGCTGCTGGTCGTGGACGAAGCCCCCGGCGTATCGGAGGCCGTCTTCGAATCCGCAGGCGGCAGCATGTCCGGCCACAACGCCACGACGCTCCTGCTCGGCAACCCCACCCGTACCACCGGGTACTTCTACGACACCTTCCACCGTCTTTCCGGCGAGTGGAAAAACCTGCACGTTAGTTGCCTCGACTCGCCCCGGGTGAGTGAGGATTACGTCAAGGAGATGTCAAGCCGGTACGGCGAAGGGTCGAACGCCTACCGTGTGCGCGTCCTGGGCGAGTTCCCCGTCGCCGACGACGACACGTTGATTGGGCTGGAGTTGGCCCAGAGCGCCATCGACCGCGATGTTGTCCAAAACCCCAACGCCCCCATCCTCTGGGGCTTGGACGTGGCCCGCTTCGGCACCGACTCCTCGGCGCTATGCAAGCGTCAGTCAAACGTCGTGCTGGAGCCGGTCAAGACGTGGAAGAACCTTGACCTCATGGCGCTGACCGGCGCGGTGCTGCACGAGTACGAGTCCACCGACCATAAAGACCGCCCTGCTGAAATCCTAATTGACAGCATCGGCTTGGGCGCAGGTGTCGTGGATCGTCTGCGCGAGTTAAAGTTGCCCGCCCGTGGCATCAACGTCGGCGAGTCGCCCGCCTTCAAGGGGCAGTACATGAACCTACGCGCGGAGCTGTGGAGCAAGGCCAAGGCGTGGCTTGAGGCGCGCGACTGCAAACTGCCGCGTGACGAGCGCCTTGTGAATGAATTATCCTCGCCACGGTATTCGTTCATGTCAAACGGCAAACTCAAACTTGAGAGCAAGGACGACATGAAGCGACGCGGACTGCGCTCGCCGGACGTGGCCGATGCATTTGTACTGACGTTTGCGAGCGAGGCGGCGACAGGTGGCGGCGTATACGCGCCGACGTGGACAAAGCCGGTCAAGAGACAGATTCGGGGAGTGGTATGAGCATTGAGCACTTAGGCGGCTACATTCCAGAGGGCGACCGCGCGACGTGGATGCCTGACATCTGGGGTTATCTTGCGCTGACGTACAACATCAAGTCGGTGATCGACATTGGCGCCGGGATGGGTCATAACATCCGCTGGTGGCACGACCTGGGCTTTGATGCGCGCGGCGTTGAGGGCCACCCGGTCGCGCTTACCGAAAGCCCGGTCAAGGAGATTTTGGTTGCGCACGACTACGAAAAGGGGCCATACGACCCGGGCCGCGAGTATGACCTTGCCATTTGCACCGAGTTTGTCGAACACGTCGAGCAACGCTGCGAGCCGAACTGGTTTGCAACCATGGCGCGCTGCAAGTATGTGCTCATGTGTCACGCCATCCCGGGGCAGGGTGGGCACCACCACGTCAACGAACAGTTGACCGAGTATTGGATTGACCGTTTTTACGAAAACAACTTCAAATGTGACTGGGTTACGTCTTGCAGATTCCGTGATACGGATAAGCGGCAGGGGTCTGGCTGGGGGCGCCCAACGCTGCTCTTCTTCGTGAGGGAGTCGTGAAGTATTACTGCATCACACTCGCGGAGACTCCAGAGCGCACCGAGCACGCCAAAGCGCAGGCGGCCAAAGCCGGTATAGAGTTAGACTTCATTCAAGGCATCTTCGGCAAGACCATGCAGGTCAAGTCCGAGATTCCGATGCACACGGATTATTACGTCACACGCGGCGCGACGTGTCTCGTCTTGTCGTGGCACATCGCGTGGCAGATTGCGTGGCGCGAGGGTCACGAGGAATTTGTGATCTTTGAGGATGACTTTATCCTGCCCGATAACTTTAACGAACGCTGGGCCAAGATTCGCGCAGAGATTCCTGACTGGTGCGACCTCGTGTACCTCAACTCTTGCTGCACCGACCAGAAGCCTGCGAAAAAGGAGTCGGAGAATCTGTGGGAGATTAAGTATCCGCTCTGCACTGCCGCGATCTGGCACCGCCGTCGCGCCATCCCGACCTTGCAGCAGTACACGAAGCCCGCCAACACGCCGGTAGATATTCTGCTTGAGTGGTACGCCCTGCCACACCTGCGCGTGCTGACCGCCGTGCCGCCCCTTGTTTCACAGGCCACGCAAGACCTTGCGGTGCCGATGCCGTCAACGATACACATGTGAGGAGATGATGGATGTTAAAGCCAAGCGACGTCGCGCTGTTCCAAAAGCGTCTCGACAAGAAAGCCCCCGCGAAGCCGGAGCCCAAGAAAGCGCCGGAGCCGCGCGACCCGAAGCCGCCCTCCCCGCCGAAGGCCGCCTAGTTCTATCGGAGTACCTGCCAGAGAGCGCCTTCGTGCGCCTCTCTGTGCCGGAGTCGGAAAAGTATTTGCCGTGTAACCCGTCGATTGCCAAAGACGGCAGCGGTGGACTAAGTTGCTTAGTCCGCACCGTCAACTATGAGCTCGGCGAGGAAGACGGCATTTGGTTCCGTGGAGACTCTGCGCCGAACACGCGCAACTACTTCATCACACTGGGTCAAGATTTGAGCCAGCAGTCGGTGGCGTGGGTGGACGATTTGATGGTGCGCAACACCCGAACACCAGCCCGGGATGGCCTAGAGGATGGGCGGCTCTTTTGGTGGCGCGACGGTTGGTGGTTTACCGCAACCGCCCTGCACCACGGCCCCCGTGTACGCGGCACAATGGCGCTGTGCAAACTAGATAAGACCACGGTATCGGGCCTAGAGTTCCTGCACAGCCCGCATGGCCGTGAAATTGAGAAGAACTGGATGCCACTTGCCGAGGGCGATCAGTTGTCGGTGGTGTACATGCACCACCCGTCGGAGTCTTACGAGTACGCCCCGCAGAAGCGCCGGATATGGATGGGCGGCTTCCCGCCGCTTGCTGGTTGGTCTGGCGGTTCGCAGTTGATTCCGTTTGAGGGCGCCTACCTTGGCGTCGTCCACCAGCGCCGCAAGCACAAAAATCGGGTGTATTACGTTCACCGACTGGTGCGCTATAACGGCAACCTCGAGCCCTTCCACGCTGGCCGTGAGTTTTATTTCCGTGGCGAGCAAATTGAGTTCTGCCCCGGGCTGGTAGAGCATGATGGGTGCCATGTCCTATCGTTTGGCGTCAAGGATCGTGAGGCTTGGCTAGTTTCTCTTACGGCGAGCCAGGTTGCGGCTCTTCTCAAGTGACAATAGATAGACCCCTTTTTTCGGCACGGGTGCCGGTTTTATGTATAACCAAGACGGTTCGATGATTGAAAAGTCCGAAGCGGAGATTGGCGCTATTGAGCCAATGTCCGATGAGGAGGTGGAGTCGTTGGTTGGCGGTGAGCTGACCGACGCAACGTCGTTCATTGACGCCGAACTTTCTCCGGTTCGCGCCCGTGCTATCCAGTATTACCGTGGCGAGCCGTTTGGCAACGAAGAAGAGGGGCGCTCGCAGGTTGTCAGCACCGATGTGCGCGACACCATCGCTGGCATCATGCCCTCGCTTATGCGCGTCTTCTTTGGTTCGCGCAAGACGGTGCAGTTCACGCCGCGCAGCGTCGAGGACATCCAAAGCGCAGAGCAGGCGACTGATTACGTCAATTATATTTTCAACAACGACAACAACGGCTTCCTAGTCCTGCACAGCGTTTTCAAAGACGCGCTGCGCGGCGCGCTCGGTATTGCCAAGTATGTTTGGGAAGAAAAGGTTGAGATCAAGACCGAGTATTACACGGGCCTTGATGAGGCTGCGCTGACGCTGCTTTTGAGCGAGCGTGACGTAGTGGGCAGTGCCATTGAGTCGATGGATGATCCGTCGTTCAAGCCGCCTGTTGACCCGCAGACGCAGCAGCCGCTTGAGTTTGACCCTGCGACGGGTCAGCCTTTTGAGGCGCCGAAGATTTATAACGTAGAACTCAAGCGCGAGTACAAAGACGGTCGCGTGCGAGTTGAGGCCATTCCGCCGGAAGAGTTTTTGGTGGATCGCCGCGCGCGCTCCGTCGAAGATGCAACGCTTGTAGCGCATCGCCGCATGATGCGCGTGTCTGACCTTGTGGCCCTTGGCTACGACGAAGAAGAAGTCAGCGCGCAGATGGGCGTCTATGAACTAGACACCAACGATGAGTATTTGGCGCGCAACCCGTATGCCCAGTCTTACGGCCCAGGCGGCACGCAAGACGATAAGCGCGTCCTTTACTGCGAAGCGTACATGCGCATCGACTACGACAAGGACGGCATCTCTGAGTTGCGCAAGGTGTGCACCATCGGCCCCGGCTATAAGATGGTGATGAACGAACCATGCTCGCACGCGCCGTTTGCGCTTTTCTGCCCAGACCCAGAGCCGCACGCGCTGATTGGCATGTCAATCTTTGACATGACCGCAGACTTGCAGCGCATTAAGTCAGCCATCATGCGCAACATGATGGACTCGCTCTCCCTTGCCATTCACCCGCGAGTCGGCGTGGTGGAGGGGCAGGCCAACATGGATGACGTGCTGAACACGGAAGTGGGCGGCGTGATTCGTATGCGCCAAGCGGGCGCCGTGCAGCCCTTCTCCGTGCCTTTTGTTGGGCAAGCCGCATTCCCCATGCTCGAGTATCTCGACAGTGTGCGTGAGAACCGCACCGGCATGAGCAAAGCGGCGATGGGCCTCGATGCCAACGCACTACAGAGCACCACACGCGCGGCGGTTGCCGCGACCGTTACGGCTGCGCAGCAGCATCTTGAGCTGATCGCCCGGATTTTCGCTGAAACCGGGATGCGCGCCCTGTTCAAGGGCATTCTCAAGCTGGTCGTAGAAAATCAAGACCGCCCGCGTGTGGTGCGCCTCCGCAATCAGTGGGTGCCGATTGACCCACGATCATGGCAGTCGGATATGGACGTTGAGATTGACGTGGCGCTCGGTGGTGGCACCGAAGAGCAGAAACTCGGCGTGCTCACCACGATTTCGCAGAAGCAAGAGCAGATCATGCAGCAGATGGGGCCGCAGAATCCGCTCGTCACACCGTCGCAGTATCGCAACACGCTCGTCAAGATCGCGGAGTTGTCTGGCTTCAAGAACGGCGCAGACTTCTTCCAAGACCCGGCGCAGGTTCCGCCTCCGCCGCCTCCGCCTCCGCCTCCGCCTGATCCGGCGCAGATTCTCGCAGAAGTCGAGAAGCAGAAGATCATGGCTGATATTCAGAACAAGCAGGCGGAACTGGAACTCAAGCGGCAGTCGATGCTGCTCGAGGATGACCGCGCGCGCGATAAGCAAGAGGCGGACATCATGCTGCGCGCTTATGAAATTCAGTTGAAGAGCGGAACGGCGGTAGATACGGCGATGATTACGGCGATGATGGAGCGTCCGCGTAATGCGACGCCTTCCGTCCAGCAGCCGGTGTTGCCGGAGATCGTGCCGTTCAACCCGCAGCAGATGGCGCCTGAACCGGCGCCGCAGGCTCCTCCGATGGCTCCGCAAGGTGCTGCTCCGCAGCAACCGCCTCCGCAGGTAATGTGATGCCATGGCAGCACCACTTGAGGGAGTTTTTGTACCACAGCCGCCGAATCCCAACGTGGCGCCTGCGGCATATTCGGCACAGTATCTAAACCAAGCGAACAATCAGCTCAAACTGTATTTGAGTCTGTTGGCCTCAAATCAGTTTGAAATCGTCAAATTTATTAACAGTCTGACGGACTTAAACTTGCTCAACAAGACGAACTTCGACGCTTTCGGTCGTCTGCGCACGTCAACACCGCACACGCTGTTTGACAGCCAGAACCGTTACACCAAAGACCCGCAATTTAGCGAATCGCTTGCGGGATCGGCGACGTGTACCCATTTGGCGAACGAGTCGTCTGTTGCGATGAACGTGACGACGGCCTCTGGCGATGAGGTGATACGGCAGAGCAAGCGTGTGTTCCCGTACCAGCCTGGCAAGTCGATGCTCATCATGTGCACGTTTGCCATGGCGGCAGGCGCGACAAACTTGCGGCAGCGGGTTGGGTATTTCAATGCGAATAATGGCATATTTTTGCAGCAGAACAACAACGCGCTGTCGCTCATTATTCGAACCTACACGAGTGGCTCTGCAAGCGATGCGAGAGCGGTCGCGCAAGCCGACTGGAATGGCGATAAATTAGACGGCAGCGGTGCAAGTGGGATCACGCTTGATGTCACCAAGACCCAGATATTCTTCATCGACTTAGAATGGCTGGGTGTTGGCACGGTGCGCTGCGGATTTATTATTGACGGCGAGTACATCGTTGCGCACACGTTCAACAATGCCAACTCGCTGTCGTCGGTGTACATGCAGACGGCAATCTTGCCAGTGCGTTACGAAATCACCGCGACCGGCACGGTGGCTGCCGCCAAGACGCTCAAGCAAATTTGCTCAACTGTCATCTCTGAGGGCGGGTACGAGCAGAAGTCTGCGCTGACTTGGGCACGCCGCACGACGGAATTGACGGGCATTGGAACGTCATTTGTGCCGATTGTGTCAATTCGCATGAAATCTGCGAACCTTGGCGCAGTGGTCATTCCAAACGGCTTTTCATTTATGCCGACCTCGGCATCGGACTACTTTGAGATAGCCTTGATTAGGAACGCGACACTTACTGGCGCGTCTTATTCAAGTCTTTCGACGAATGTGGAATACGATGTCGCAGCAACCGCGCTCACAGGCGGTGAAATTGTAAAGTCAGACTTCACGTCATCCGGCGTGCTGTCAGGAAACACGATCAACGATCCTTCAACGTATAACTTCGACTTGCAGCTCGGCTCCACGATTGCGGGGACGAGCGACGTTTTTACACTCGCAGCGCGAGTGATTACCGGCACCGGAGACGGAATCGGTGCGTTGTCTTATTGGGACTTGACCGATCCTTAACCATTGACCTGATAGTAGGGTGTTGAAATGAGCAAGATTTTTAAAGGCAAGAGCAGAAGCAGCCAGCAGGAGCAGGTGTTGCAGCCGCTGCAAGGCTATCAGGGCGACCCGTTTGCTTCGGTAATGGGCGGATATGGGCAGGCTTATGGCGGTGGCGGGTATAACCCATTTGCCGTAGGCACTGGCGCATACAATCCATTTGCCGGGGGCATGGGGATGGGTATGGGCGGCGGCATGGGCGGCTATAGCGACCCATTCGGCGCAGGCGGCGGCACTTTCAACCCTTACGGTGGTGGCGGAATGGGCGGCTTCGGCACGTCCTTCGGCGGTGTTGGCGCTGGCGGCATGGGCGACTTCGGCGGTATGGCTGGTGGCGCTGATCCAAACGTGATGATGGGCCAGTACCTTGGGCAGCAATACTATGGCGGCGGCGCCTTCAATCCGTTTGACCCGTCCGGCATGGGCGGTATGGGCGGATTCGGCGGCGGTCGTGGCATGGGCGGCGGTCGCGGTATGGGCGGTGGCCGTGGTATGGGTGGCCGTGGTCGCGGCGGCGGGCAGCAGTTCTCTGGCTTTGACCTTGGCGACTTAGACATTGATGCGATTATCAATAGCCTAAACCCTCAACAGCCAGCACCGCCTCCTGCTCAAGGCGGCGCACCGAACATCCCAATGGGGCCGACTGGCGGCGCTCAAGGAATGCCTGAAGAAGTGCCGACGGGCGGCGGTCGTCCGTCCTCGCCTTTCTCTGAGCAGATACCGCAGCAGCCTGAAATGATCCCGCCCGCCATTGGGCAAATTCCGCCGATTTCTCTTCCTGGCGGAGCTGCAAGCGGATACATGCCGCAGCCGACTCCGGCGCCTACGCCTGAAGTTCCTGCTGCGCTTCCGCCTCCGCCCCAACCTCAGCAGGCTATGCCGCAGCCTCTTCCGCAGCCTTTGCCGCCCCCGCCGCAAATGCCGCCCCCGCCGCCGCTGCCTCCGCAATTTTCTGCGGCGCCGATTTCGTTGCCGCCCCCGTTCAGGGCGATGCCTGAAGAGTTGGCACAGCGGCCTGTAATGCGTCCGCAGCCTGAGCCTCAACCGGCCCCTGCGCCAGTTGCTCCGCCTCCGGCGGCTGCTCCTGCGCAGTCTATTCTTGCTCCCAAAGCAGCAAAAGCGCCTGCTAAAAGGGCTCCTCAGCCCGCGCCGTCTAGGGCGAGAGTAACGGCGACAGGCTCAAAGTCGGTTGCAGCGCCCGCTGCTGCGCCCATCATTCCGCCGTCGTCAGTTGAGCCGACGCCTCAGCCGTCATCGAGAATCTTGACGCCGTTTCAATCGCAGCAGTTTGCTCCGATTTCTATTGAGATGACGCCGCAAGCGCCTGCACCTGCACCTGCACCTGCCCCGCAGATGCCGATGCCGTTGCCACCGGCTTCTTTCACGCCGTCGATGCTGCAACAGCCTCCGATGCCGCAACTTCCGCCGAATGTGCCGATGATGCCGCCTCCGATGGTTGAAGCGCCGCCGATGTTGCCGCCGGATATTTCCGCTGCGCCAATGAATATGTCAAACTTTGATTTGGCAGAATTCCCCGGCGCAAGAGGCAGCCGCAACAGGAGGATAGGATAATGAAGCAAGGTCTTTACGCAAACATTTGGGCCAAGCGTGAGCGCATCGCAGCCGGTAGCGGCGAGAAGATGCGCAAGCCTGGCGCGAAAGGCGCGCCGTCTGCCAAGGCTTTTAAGGCAGCGGCGAAGACTGCGAAAAAACGAAAATGAAATGCCCTGAAGCGACATACGACATCAAGGTAAACCTGAAGAACCGTAATTGGGCCTTCAAGAACGTGGGCTATGGGCCTGCGAATCCTGACGAGCCTAATGACGAGTTCTGGCAAGATCGTGCCGACGAGTGGAATACTGACGTTGACCAAGCCAAGACGATGCGCTGTGGCAACTGTGCTGCGTTTATCCAGACGCCGCAGATGATTAAGTGCATTGAGGACGGCATTGAGGCGAGCGAGGAAGGCCCAGAGCACGAAAGTTATGCCGATGATGTCGTAGATGCCGCAGACCTTGGGTATTGCGAGCTATTCCACTTCAAGTGCGCCGCTGCGCGTACTTGCTCGGCTTGGCTCAAAGGTGGCCCGATCACACGCGACATGACCGACAAGCAGAAGAACATGCTTGCCATGGCGCAGATGGAATATGGCACCGAGGAAGAAGACGAGGACGAAGAGTGAAGTCCCCGGCATGGCAGCGCGCCGAAGGTAAGAGCAAGTCTGGCGGCCTTAACGCCAAAGGACGCGCGTCGTATAAGGCGCAGACTGGCGGTACGTTAAAGCCACCCGTCAAGGGCGAGGCTAAGACGCCAGAGCAGTTGCGCCGGAAGGGGTCGTTTCTGACGCGCATGGGGTCAATGCCGGGATTGCTATTTGACGAGCAAGGCGATAAAACACGCCTTAAATTATCGCTAGAGGCGTGGGGCCATAAGGGCGACAAAGCAAGCGCCGTGGCTAAAGGCCGAAGGCTTTTGAAGCAATACAAGTCGAGGAAAGACTAATGCCCAGCAAATCAACCAAGCAGGCTCGTTTCATGGCGATGCTTGCGCACAATCCTAAGATGGCGAAAGAGGCCAAAGTGCCGATGAAAGTCGCCAAGGATTTCGTCAAGGCTGACCAGAAGAGCGGAATGCTCAAAAAGGCGATGGGCAAGAAGTCCATGCGCTATGCGAAGGGTAAGCCGAAAGGCGGCCTTCTCGCTTGAGCGAGCGCAACCCCTACATCGACGCCCGTAAGGGGCAAGAAGCCAAAGACCTCCTAGAGAACCCAATCCTCGTGGAGGCTTTTGCCGTCTTGGAGGGCGAATACCTCAAGGCGTGGCGGCAGAGTAAGCCCGCCGACCAAGAAGAGCGCGAGCGGCTATGGCTTGCCGTGTGCCTTCTTGAGGAAATCCAGCGCCATCTGCGGATCGTGGTTGAGAACGGCACGATGGCAAAGCGGGATATAGACAAACTAAGCGGTAGGAAATAACCGCTTGAATACCGCACAATAGAAGTATGAGCGAAACCGGCACGGGTGTACCCCCGGGAAACGTACAATCTCCGCAGGATGCTTTCGAACAAATGCTCGCCGCCGATGAAGGCGAAAACGAGTTGATCGAAACTGAAGGTGGGGAAGAAGAGGTGCTTGAGGCAGAGGCTAGCGAGTCCGATGCCGAAAGCGAGGAGCAAACCGAAGGCGATGAGGAAGCCGATGAGGCGCCACAGTCGGGCCAGACATTCCGCGTCAAGGTTGACGGGGAAGAAGTCGAGGTTCCGCTGGATGAGCTGCTGAAGGGCTACTCACGCACCGCGGATTACACGCGCAAGACGCAGGCTATTGCTGAGGCCCGAAGACAGGCTGAAGCAGAAGCGGCAGCAGCGCGGGAAGAGCGGCAACGGTATGCGCAGACATTGGAAGTGCTTGATGCGCAATTGCGCACGCTGCAACCGCCTGACATCGACTGGGATCGTCTCTACAAAGAGAACCCGGTCGAGTGGGTGAGACAGCGCGAAATTCATCGCACCAGGCAAGAGCAGGCAGGTTGGGTGCAAGCCCAGCGCGCGGCTCTGATTCAGAAGCAGCAGGAAGAAGAGCAGATTGAGCAAGCTCAGACCCTTGAGGTCGAGCGCGCCAAGTTGTTCGAAGCACTACCGGAATGGCGCGACGCTGAGAAGGCGCGCTCCGAGAAGGCGAAGATCGTATCTTATGCAACCGAGAAACTCGGCTTTACGACCGAGGAGATTTCGGACATTTACGATGCTCGCGCCGTAGTGGCCCTGCGCAAAGCAATGCTCTTTGACGAACTGATGAGTAAACGAGATCAGATGCGTCCGAAGATCATGCAAAAGGCCAAGCCGATGAAGGCTGGCGCTGCTTCTGCCCCGCAATCTTCCAAGGTCGTAGCATCCAAGGCGGCTCTTTCTAGACTCGCAAATAGTGGCAGCCACAGAGATGCGGCTGCTGTGTTTGAACAGTTTATAGATTGAGGTAATTTCAAATGTCCCAGACAGCAAATACTTTCGATACCTTTGCCGCCAAGGGTATCCGTGAGTCTCTCTCGAATGTTATCTACAACATCTCGCCCGAAGAGACTCCGTTCATGTCGAACATCGGTCGTGAGAACGTCAAGAACACTTACTTTGAGTGGCAGACGGACTCGCTCGCCGCCGCTTCGACGACCAACGCGCAGGTTGAAGGTGACGACGTGTCGTCCTACGACTCGACCGCCGCCACGACCCGCATCGGCAACTACACGCAGGTCAGCCGCAAGACCGTCCTCATCTCGGGCACGCTCGAGTCGGTGGACAAGGCTGGTCGTCGCTCGGAGTTGGCCTACCAGCTCGCCAAGCGCTCTGCCGAACTGAAGCGTGACATGGAGTCGATCATGCTGACGAACCAGGCGGCTGCCGCCGGTTCGGCTGGTGTCTCGACGGCGCTCCGTAAGACTGGCTCGCTCCTCGCGTTCCTGAAGTCCAACACGGACAAGGGTACGGGCGGCGCTGACCCGGTTTACACTGCCAAGCCGGATGCGACCCGCACGGACGCGACCGACGCCAACCTCCGCACGTTCTCTGAGACGATCCTCAAGAGCGTGATCCAGAAGGTGTGGGCTGCCGGTGGCACGCCGAAGATTCTCATGGTCGGCCCGGTCAACAAGCAGCGCGTGTCGGGCTTCGCGGGTATCGCGGAGATTCGTCGCGAAGTCACGGGCAACAAGCCCGGCGTCATCATCGGCGCTGCCGACGTGTACGTTTCGGACTTCGGCGCGGTGTCGGTTGTCCCCAACCGCTTCCAGCGTGAGCGTGATGCTTTCGTGCTCGATCCTGAGTACGCCAGCGTTGCCTTCCTGCGTCCCTTCCAGACGGTTGAACTTGCGAAGACCGGCGACGCCGAGAAGCGCATGATCGTTGTGGAGTGGGGCTTGAAGGTCAACACCGAAGCCGCGCACGGCCTCGCCGCTGACCTCACCACGACTTGATTGTAGTGGTATAAACTTAGGGGCGGCGGCAATAGGGCCGTCGCCCCTGAGTTGAGGAACGCATGAATTCGTCAGGAAAGCGCCTTTTTGACTATGACCCGCTAACGGGTACGACAAAGTGGTGGCATTACGATGCCGACAAAGATGAGGCCACGATTGAGACGGTCTTTGAAGTTGGCGACCTGATTGAGCGAAACAAAAGAGAGTACGCGAACACGGACGAACGTGCTCGGTACGGCGAGTGGAGCAAGGTGGCATCTATTCCGATGGCGCTTTTCTACCGACTCAAGAATGAAGGGATCGTTGACGATCCGAAGAAAATGAAGGCTTGGTTGAACGATAGAGACAACCAACTCTTCCGAACACGCGCGGGGCGTGTATGAGCAGATCAATAGCGATATTGGTGCCTGCTCGAGATACGGTGATGACCTCGTTTGCCTATGACCTAGCGCGAGCGATGAGTTTTCACACAGCGACAACGGACGACCGTGTTCTGCTCTTCACGAGCCACGGAACTCTGATCGCCTCTCAGAGAATGGAGCTTGCGCGTCAAGCACTAGATGAGAAGGCGGACTTTCTCCTCTGGCTTGACTCAGACATGCGGTTCCCGAAGGAAACCATCGGGCACCTGATTCTGCGCGATAAGCCCATCGTGGCTGCTAACTATTCGACACGTCGTATGCCGGTCAAGCCGGTGGCGATGATGGACGGTGGCGGCAAGATTGACCGGGTATATACCGGCCCAGAGTCCGAAGGGCTACAGCCTGTCGATTATGTCGGCATGGGTGTAATGATGACGAAGCGAGAGGTGTTCGAGAAGTTAGAGGCACCGTGGTTTGCAATCCCGTACTCCACAGTCGGGAATCACTACATCGGCGAGGACGTGTTCTTCTGCCGCAAGGCCAAAGAGGCCGGGTTTGAGGTGCTTTTAGATCACGACCTTTCGCAGCATGTTAAACACATCGGCACGTTCGAGTATTCCCACGAGGGTGCTTGGGCGATGAAGGAAGAGTTAGATGGCCCTAAACTCATACAGCGCACTTAGGACAAGCATCGGCGACTGGCTCAACCGTGACGACCTCACGGCAGTCATTCCCGACTTTATCTCGCTTGCCGAGGCGCAGATGGAGCGTCGCCTGCCGACGCAAAAGATGGTCAAGCGTGCCAACGCCACCATCGACACGCCGTTCTCTGCGCTGCCGTCTGACTTCCTCTCTGCCAAGTCGCTGGTGTTGACCTCCACGGCTCCGGTGCAGCCTTTGGTGTTTCTCACCGAAGATGAACTGGACGCAAAAAAATACGTCTATCGCACGACGGGCAAGCCGCAGTATTTCGCTCTGATCGGAAACCAGATCGAAGTGCTGCCCGCGCCGGATACGAGCTACACGGCAGAATTGACCTATGTGGCGACGCTGGCAAAGTTATCCGACAGCAACACGTCAAACTGGGTGCTCGAGCGGCATCCTGACGTGTACTTGTACGGATCGCTTCTGCAAGCCGCCCCGTACCTGCGCGACGATGAGCGCGTGGGACTTTGGGCTAACCAGTACCAGTCTGCGATTGAAGACATGATGTTGCAAAACGAGCGTGCGGCGTTTAGTCAGGGCCGCGCAGCCATGACCGTTAAACCGACGAGGGTGATCCCGTGAGTGCATTTTCAGACTATCTTGAAAACAAGGTCATGCTGCATGTGTTTGGCGGCACCGCATATACTGCGCCGTCAACGCTGTACCTGGCCCTTTACACCGTTGCACCGACCGACACTGGCGGTGGCACTGAGGTGAGCGGCACGGCGTATGCGCGCCAGACCGTCGCCTTCACGGTGACGAATGACACGGCGAGCAACACGTCTGCGGTGGAGTTTCCGACCGCAGGTTCTTCGTGGGGCACGATTGTTGCGGTGGGCGTGTTCGACCAGTTGACGAGCGGAAACCTGCTCGCATACGGCAACCTCACGGCCAGCAAGACGATTGCCTCTGGGGACGTGTTCCGAGTGCCTGCTGGCGACCTAGACATTACGTTGGCCTAAGACGTGGCCGGTTACGGCAGCGGCTTATACGGGCGTGGCAACTATGGCATAGACCCCAAAGAGGGGGCAGCCACGCTAAATGCCTCGACGACTTTGGTGGTCGCCGGGGTACGCATCCAGCAGGGTGCGGCGACGTTGAATGCTGCGGCTACGGTCGCGGCGAGTGCGGTGAGGGTGCAGCAGGGTGCTGCGGCCCTTAGCGCGGCGGAAACGCTCACAGCGACCGCCACTAGGGTACAGAACGCGGCGGCTGCCTTGTCCGCTGCGGCGACGCTAACCGCTGCGGCGGAGCGTATACAGCGAGGCGCTGCGGCACTCAATGCGGTGAGCAGTCTTTCGGCGTCAGCGGAGCGCATCCAAAGAGGTGCCGCTGCACTGACGGCAGAGGCGACGCTAACGGCAACGGGCAATCGGGTGCAGTTTGCATCCTGTGCCATCTTGGCAACCTCCTCGGTGGTCGTCTCTGGGCGGCTCAAGTGGGAGGTGGTGCCGGACACCGCAGAGAGTTGGGCTGCGCTGCCTGACACGGCAGAGAGCTGGACGACGGCAAGCGACACCGTGGTTGCATGGAGCCCGATTAGCGACACGGCAGAGACATGGACGCCGACAAGTGATACGGCGAAGACTTGGACAGAGAAAACACATCCGGCCTATTTGCAGGCCGCTTGAGGTAGAGAAACATGGCTGACACGAATACCACCAACCTTTCCCTCGTCAAGCCGGAGGTTGGCGCCTCTGCTGATACTTGGGGCGGGAAACTCAACACCAACCTCGACACGATTGATGGCATCTTCGCCCCCGGCGGAAATGGCACATCGGTAGGGTTGAACGTCGGCTCGGGCAAGACGCTCAATGTCTCCTCTGGCACGCTCACCCTCGCCGACAACCAAATCAGCGGCGATAAGGTCGAAGGCGGCACGATTAACGCCATCACGATCAACACGCTGACCTCCACGGCGGTCAACGCGACGACGGTAGATGCGACGAACGTAGAAGTTACGAACATCAAGGCGAAGGATGGCACGGCTGCCGGATCAATCGCTGACTCTACCGGCGTTGTGACGCTCGCCTCTACGGTGTTGACGACGACTGACATCAACGGCGGAACGATTGACGGCACCGCCATCGGCGCAAGCAGCGCGTCGACGGGCGCGTTTAGCACGCTCTCCGCCTCGGGCAACGTCACCCTCTCCGGCGGCACCGCCAACGGCGTGCTGTATCTGAATGCGTCCAAGGTGGCGACGAGTGGGAGTGCGCTGACGTTTGATGGGACGAATTTGGGAGTATCGGCCCCCGCTTTTGACCACGGCCCTTTTGTGGTTGGTGCTAATACAAATACTGTCGCAAACATTACGGTAATAAACTCAAGTTCCGGTACAGCAGCACAGTCAAGAGTTCGCGTCGGAAATGGCGGCGCAAATTTTGGAACCATAACGCACACTGGTGCTTCGTTTACAACTTCCGGCATTTTCCGACAAGACGGGACTTATGTTTTTGGTAATGGAGCCGGTGGTCTTACGTTAACAACTGGCGCAAATCAACCAATTTATTTTGCGATTGATGTCACCGAACAAATGCGCCTCACCTCGACGGGGCTTGGCATCGGGACGAGTTCGCCTGATTCAAAACTGCACGTTGTCAGCGGGGCAAGTTCTACGCTTGCTCAATTGCGGATCGGCTACAACGGCACATCGGTAAACTATTACGACGCTAACACGCATTATTTTCGCGATGGCTCTGGCCCGACGGATAGGATGATTCTTAACTCCTCCGGCAACCTCGGTCTGGGCGTGACGCCGAGTGCGTGGAACGCTTTAATTAAAGGATTTGAAATTGGGCGTGTTGGTAACGGAATTTGGGGGCAAACAAATAACCAAGTTATGTCCGTTGTCAGTAACGCTTATTACGGCTCTGATTGGACATATGCCAATAATGGCGTTGCATCGGCGTATCAGATGGATAGTTCGGGCAAACACGTTTGGAGCATAGCCCCCTCCGGCACCGCAGGCAACACCATCTCGTTCACGCAGGCGATGACGCTGGATGCGAGTGGGAATTTGCTGGTTGGGACGACGAGTCTAACTACGGGAATTTCTGGAACCGAAACAACGCTTTGTTTGAAAGGAAACTCAACTGGCAAGGCCGCTGCATTTGTTGCAGTAAATGCTGCCGGTACGGGGACAAGCGTTTTTGGTACGGGAGATTCTACCGTTGCTTGCTATGCAGGTACTGTGACCAATCATCCGCTTGTTTTTCAAACCAACAACACCGAACGCGCACGCATCACGAGCGGGGGGGATTTGGGGGTGGGGACGACTACGCCCGATATCTTTGGAAGATTCCACGGGCGAACGGTTGGCGTCTCAGCATCAAGTGGAAATGCTTACGTTCAAGTTGCCGGAGCATCTGGCTTTGGTGGCGGTATTGAAATTGGTGTTGGCACGACTCGTCACGGAACGTTATCTGGTAGTGCGAACGATATTCAACTTGCTGCTAATTCAAATATCCCACTTCTTTTCGGCACCAACAACACCGAACGCGCCCGCATCACGAGTGGGGGGGCATTTCTTGTAGGAACAACGGCTTCAAATACTGCCGGAACAGGCAGCATAATTTCGGCTTTTATTGGCGCTACAAATAACACTAGTGGCGCTGCCTGTTTTCAAGCATGGAACCAAGCCACAACGGGCGATAATTTATTTGTTGATTTTTATACGGAAGGCGGTAGCGGTACTCAACGCGGAACCATTGATTACAACCGCGCTGGCGGGCAGGTTCGCTACAACACGACTTCAGATTACCGCGCCAAAGAGGTTTATGGGCCGGTTGATGATTCTGGGGAACAGATTGATGCGTTAAAGGTTTATCGCGGCAAGATGCTAGGCGCAACGCAAGAGCGTCCGATGATGATTGCTCACGAAGCACAGGAAGTGGTGCCGTATGCGGTCGGCGGTGAAAAGGATGCTGTCAACGAAGACGGTACGCCGAAGTATCAGACCATGGATCATCAAATTCTTGTCCCGCTATTGATCGCGGAACTGCAATCACTTCGTAAACGTGTAGCCGAACTGGAGGCCAAATAATGTCCGACGTTGAATTGAAAGTCTCGCTAGAAGAAGCCGTTGCCATCGTGAATCTGTTGGGGTCACTCCCGACGGCGCAGGGGGCGCATCCGTTGTGGGCGAAACTGTTGGAGCAGGTCAAGCCGCACCTGCCGAAAGAAGAGAGTAAGGAAGCGTGACATGTCCGAGCAAGATCAGACCGTGGAACTAGCCCTCTTGCGCAAAGACCTGGAGCTCTTGCAGAGCGACATGGCAGAGGTGAAGGGCGACCTTAAAAAACTCGCCGACGCTTGGTCTACGGCAGAAAATCTTGTGGCTTTTGTGAAGTGGCTTGCTGGCCTTGCGGCTGGCATCGGCCTATTGGTTGCCTTTTTCAAGGGCTTCGTCATACCAACAAAGGAGTAACGCCTTGGCGTTAATTCCGCTTAATCTGCCGCCCGGTATATACCGGAACGGCACTGACTACCAGAGCAAGGGGCGGTGGCGCGATGCCAGCCTTGTGCGCTGGTATGAGAACACGATGCGCCCCATAGGCGGCTGGCGTAAGCGATCCAGCACCGCATTTAATGGCAAGTGTCGTGGCCTTTTGGCGTGGCGCAACAACTCCAACGTGCGCTGGATCGGCATCGGCACACATACCAAACTGTATGCTATGTCCGAATCCGGCACGCTTACGGACATCACCCCAAGCGGCTACACCGTCGGCGACCCCGATGCTGTGCTCAATCTTGGTTATGGCGGCGGTGGCTACGGGCTCTTCGCCTACGGCACCGCTCGAGCCGACACCGGCACGGTAACGCCCGCCACGACGTGGAGTCTGGACAACTGGGGCGAGTTTCTGATCGCCTGCGCCAGTAAGGACGGCAAGATATACGAGTGGGACTTGGACACGAATAATGACGCCGTAGTGCTAGCCAACGCGCCGATTGACAACAAGGCGGTGCTGGTGACTGCGGAGCGGTTCGTGTTCGCGCTCGGCGCAGACGGTAACGCGCGCAAGGTGGCGTGGTGCGATCAGGAGGACAATACCTCATGGACGCCTTCCATCACCAACCAGGCGGGCGATCAGGAACTTGAGACGAACGGCTCAATCATCGCTGGCAAGCGGCTGCGTGGCGTCAACCTCATTTTCACCGACGTGGACGTGCATACCGCCCAGTACCAAGGGCCGCCGTTTGTGTACGGCTTTGAGCGTATTGCGACCGGATGCGGGCTAGTTAGCGCGCAAGCGGTCGCGGCGGTGGAGTCGGTCGCCTATTGGTGGTCGCCCTCGGGTTTCTTCACCTACGACGGCTTCGTGCGCCCCATTAAGTGTGAGGTGCTCGATTACCTGAAGGAGAACATCTCCCAGACGCAGCGCTCAAAGGTGTATGCGGTCGCCAATAACCAATATGGTGAGATTTGGTGGTTTTACCCGAGCGTCAACTCCACCGAGTGCGACTCGTATGCGGTTTATAACTACCGCGAGAACCACTGGACGATTGGCACGATGGCGCGCACTGCCGGTACTGACCGTGGCGTGTTTATTTACCCCATCATGGTATCGCCAGACGGGTATGTGTACGAGCACGAAGTCGGCGTGGCCTACGACGGGGCGGAGCCTTACGCGCGCTCTGGGCCGATTGAGTTGGGCGACGGGGAGCGATTGCTAGTCGCGCGGCAGTTGATTGCCGATGAGGACACGCTTGGCTCGGTGAGTTTGCAGTTCATCACCAAGTTTGCGCCGAATGGCTCCGAGACGACGAAAAACTATACAATAGACTCCATTTACACGCCGGTACGGTTCACAGGACGCCAAATAGAAATGAAGATCACCGGGGCACAGCCCGCGACCGATTGGCGAGTGGGCACATTTAGGTTGGATGCCGTACCAGGTGGTATGCGATGAGCCAGCACGAAGAGGTGGAAGGGCTCGAGTACGTCTCCAAGTTCAGGGAGCCCATTGAGCGTGCCTTGCAGGAAGGCTATGGGCAGATGAACTATCAGGATGTTATTGACCACATCAAAAGCGGTGAGTTTCAGTTTTGGTCGTCGGAAAATTCCTGCGTCATTACGACGATAGATATTTTCCCACGCCTAAAGCAACTGACCATCGTGATCGGCGCCGGGGACTTGAATGAGATTGACACCATCATTCGCCCGGTCGTCGAAGAGTGGGCGAGACATATTCAGTGTGACACGATGTTAATCATGGGCCGCCCCGGTTGGCAGCGGGCGCTTGAAGGCTACCGTCGCACGGCGGTGGTACTGGAGAAAAGACTGTGAGCAATTTGTTCAAATCCAAGAGTCAGCAGACCTCATCCACCGCTTACGACCCGCGCATCTATGGCGAGTCGCTGCAAAACTTGCAACTAGCCGAGCAGGTCGCTGCGATCCCGTTCCAGCAGTACCGTGGCCCGATGGTCGCGCCGTTCACCCGCGATTACATGACGGGCGAACAGATGACGCGCGCGATTGCCGCGCAGGGCGGCTATGTGCCGGAGGTTGAGCAGGCCGCGCGTGCTACGCAGGCGGCGCTTGGATTCCAGCCTGCTGCCGTGCAAGCGGGGCAGGTGGGCACGCAGTTTGCGCCGGAGCGCGTACAGGCGGGGCAGACGGGTACTGAGTTCACCTCGCGCGATGTAGGCGGAGCCTTGGCAGGCGGCCCTGAGCGCATTGGTGCGCAGCAGATTGGCACGCAGTTTGGTACTCAAAACATCGGCGCAGCGCTTCAGGGTGGCCCGCAAAACGTACAGGCAGGCCAGATTGGCACTCAGTTTGGCGCCCAGAGCGTGGGCGGCGCTTTGGCTGGCGGCCCCCAGAACGTGCAGGCCGGACAGGTTGGGACGCAGTTTGGCGCGGCAGCAATCGGCGCAGAGCGTGTGGGCGGAGCTCTTGGACGCGGCCCGCAGCAGGTGCAAGCCGGTCAGATCGGTACCACCTTCGGCGCGCGCGATATTGGCGCTGAGCGCGTAGGTGCAGCGCTGGTTGGCGGCCCGCAGACGGTGCAGGCGGGGCAGATTGGCGCTCAGTTCCAAGCACCGACCGCGCGCGCAGCGCAGTTTACGGACGCCTCGCTTGGACAATATATGGATCCATACCAGCGCGATGTCATCGAGGCTGGGCTTTCGGATATTAGCCGACAGGATGAGTTGGCGCGTCAGCAGCGTGCACAGCGCGCGACGGCGGCGCGTGCATTCGGCGGCTCTCGTGCTGCCATTCAGGAAGGCATAGCGGCGGGCGAGGCTGCCCGCGAGCGCAATCGGTTTGTCGCTGAGCAGCGATCACGCGGCTTCCAGCAGGCTGCGCAGTTGCGAGAGGCCGATGTGGGCCGCGCGCAACAGGCCGAACTTGCCAACCAAGCGGCGCGTCAGCAGGCCCAGCAGTTGGGCATGACTGCCGAGCAGTTCAACGTGGGGCAGGGAATGCAGGCCGCGCTTGCCAACCAGCAGGCGCGCCAGCAGTACATGCAGATGGGCATGTCTGCCGAGCAGGCCAACCAGCAGGCCGCCTTGGATGCGGCACGCACCAATCAGGCCGCGCAGTTGCAGGCGCAGCAGTTGGGCTCGCAGGCGCAGCAGTTTAACGTGCAGCAGGGTACGCAGGCTGCGCTCGCTAACCAGCAAGCCGTGCAGGATTACATGCGCATGGGCCTCACGGCGGAGCAGGCGAATCAGCAGGCTTCGCTCGATGCGGCGCGCACGAATCAGGCAGCGCAGTTGCAAGCCCAGCAGATGGGTACTCAGGCCCAGCAGTTCAATGTGCAGCAGGGGATGCAGGCGCAACTTGCTAATCAGCAGGCGCGCGAGCGGTTTATGCAAATGGGGCTCACGGCTGAGCAGGCTAACCAGGCGGCTCAGTTGCAGGCTCAACAGATGGGATCGCAAGCCCAGCAGTTCAACGTCGGTCAAGGAATGCAAGCGCAACTGGCTAACCAGCAGGCGCGTGAGCGCTTTATGCAGATGGGCCTCAGCGCGGAACAGGCCAATCAGGCTGTCGCCATGCAGGCGCAGCAGATGGGGCTTACCGCTTCTCAGGCCAATCAGCAGGCTGCTTTGCAGGCGGCGCAAGCCAACCAGCAGGCTCGAGAGCGCTTCATGCAGATGGGGCTTTCTGCCGAGCAAGCCAATCAGGCGGCCAACTTGCAGACGCAGCAGATGCGTCAGCAGGCGCAGCAATTCAACGTCGGGCAGGGTATGCAGGCGCAGTTGGCGAACCAAGCCGCTGCCCAGCAGGCTGCCCAAATGGGACTCACCGCGCAGCAGTTCAACGCGCAGCAGGCCATGCAGGCCGGTCTTGCCAATCAGGCGACAGGTTTGCAGGGCGCGCAGTTCCGACTCGGCGCGGCGCAGCAGTTGTCCGGACTTGGGCAGCAGGCGCTCCAGAACCGATACGGTGCCGCTCAATCTATGATGGGCCTTGGCTCGGCGCAGCAGCAACTTGCTCAGCAGTTGATGAACGCGCAGCAGCAGGAGTTCATGCGGCGGATTAACTATCCGCTTCAGCAGCTCGCCATCCGACAGGGCGCGATTGCAGCGGCGCCGATCAACCAGCAGACGAGTTCCACGGGCACTCAGCGCGGAAGTTATGCTCAGATTGCTGGGCAGGTCGCGTCTTTCGCCACGCCGTTCTTGCCCTCGGATGAGCGCATGAAAAAGAACATCAAGAAGATCAAGAATCCTCTTGATAAGGTCAACCGGCTCAAGGGCATTGAGTTTGAGTGGGAGGACGAATACGGCGGCGATGAGGACTCGAGCATCATCGCGCAGGACGCCGAGAAGGTCATGCCTGGGTCAACCAGAAAGCGACCTGACGGCATGATGGAATATGACACCTCCAAGATGATAGGGCTGCTCACCGAGGCCGTCAAAGAACTTGACGCCAAGGTGGGGAATAAAAAAGGTAAAAAAGCATGATGCGCGGTGATCCCAACGCGCCAGTGATTTTCTCTGGCGAAACCAACCCGTACATGCGGCAAGCCGCAGCAGGTGACGATTCGTTCAGCATCTTTGGCAAAAAGATGAGCAAGAATAAGGCGCTTGAGGTGCTGAAAAAACTTGCTGGCGGCGATGAAGATGAGGGCGAAGGCGGCGAGAGTAAAATCTCTCAAAGCCTGATCCCAGACGGAAAGGCGGCGAAGGCGCCGAAGTACAGCCCGAAAGACTTATATGGTGGTTTCTTTTCCATGTACGGCGGCCAAAAGGTTCGCGGTGGACTGTTAGGGGAATAACATGGCACTTCTTGATATGTTTAAGCGCGGCGCCAAGAGTGCCGGGAAGAACCTCGAAAGCTACATCGGTGGCCTGCTTGGCGAGGACATTTCGCAACTCTCAGAACAAGAGAGAAAGCAACTTCGTCGCCAAGGCATGAGCGCCATATTCGACGCCATGGCGCGTGGCACCACGCCGACTCAGGGTCTTGCTGGTGTCGCTCAATTGGCTGGCGCACGGCTTGAGCAGAAGCGCCTACAAGGCAGGCAGAAGGCGGCAGAAGAGGAGATGCAGCGTATATCTGCCATGACCTTTGGCGGCGCTGGCCCTACCGGGCAAAAACTTGAGACTTTGGTTGAGGGAGAAGAGCCGTATCAGATGATGCGCTACTTCCGGCAAGACCCGAAGGAGGCGCTGCGTAGAATGTACGGAACGTCTGCTGGACGTCATGTCGCGCAGATGGCGCCGGGGCTGCTCGAGTTGGCGCAGGAGGGCACGACAGGGCGCACGGTGGGCGGTGCAGTGTATAACCCGCTTACGGGGCAGTTCAGCAGGCCGGAAGAGGCCAGGCCAGCGGCTCAAGCGCGCGCGAGTGGCGGAGGTTCCGCTGGCGAGCCTAAGTTTAGCGTCGTGAGGGGTGCTGACGCTGAGGCGCTTGGATTCCCGAAGGGAACGGTTTTGCAGCGCAACTCAGCAACCGGAGAGGTTAAGGTGTTGTCCGCCGTTCCAGCGTCAGAGAGGACATCTTTGGCTGGTAAAGAAAGAACCCTGAACCGTGTTGAAGTGATCGCTTCTAGAATTGAGAAGCAACTTGATAAAGTTTCAACTGGTGGATTTTTGGGCGTGGTCGGCTCTTTGAGCCGAGTCTTTGATTCGCAAGATGCAAAGTTGTTCGAGTCTTACAGGCAGCAACTCTCTGGCGCCATTCGCGCTGCGCTGCGTATTCCGGGCGAAGGCGCGCTGTCAGATTTTGAGCAGCGCCAATATGGGCTTCAGTTGCCAGAACTCGGGTTGAGTAAAGATAACAACCTGCAAATTCTTGAAAGCCTCAAGGAGCAAGTCCGTGCTGCTGGCGGCGGAGACGTTTCTGGCGGCCCTCCGCCTGGAATTAGTCAAGCAGAATGGGATGCGATGACCCCAGCAGAGCGCTCACTGTTTCAATAATAGGAACTAACATGGCACAGATGACCAGAGAGCAGCAGCAGGCGCTTTCCAATGCGCGCGCAAGGCTGCAAAAGAAGCAAGAGCCTGAAATGGGCGGACTTGAGGCTTTTGGCCGTGGCGCCTTGCAATCCGTCAGAGATATCGGGTTTGGCGCACAACAACTTGGCGCTGAACTTGGCGCTGCTGCTGGGCTGGTTAAGCCTGAAACAGTACGCGGATTGAGAGATGAGCAGGCCAAGCGCGCGGCTGAGGCCGAGGCATTCATGGGCACTGGCGCGGGCAAGGCTGGATATTTGGCTGGCTCTGTCGGCTCAATGTTGATCCCCGGTGCTGCGTTAGGCAGAGTTCCCGGGATTGCAGGGGCCGCTGCGCGCGGCCTATCTGCGCCTGCCACGTTTGGCGGCGCTGCTGCTGGCGGCGGCCTCCTTGGCGCTTTGCAGCCTCTTCAGGGTGAGGAAAGCCGAGCCACGTCTGCTGCATTAGGTGCTGCTGGCGGCCTTGCTGGGCAAGCCGTATCTCGAGGCATTGGTCGTGCGCTGCAACCAAGCCGTAGCGCGCCATCACCGCAGGCCGCAAAGGCGATTAAGCGCTTGCAGGCCGAAGGCATACCTGTTGACCTTGCCGAAGAGGCGGGCTCTGAAAACCTGAGAGCCGTGCGTCGTTTCTTGACGGACAATCCGATTTCTGCCGCTGCCATGAAAAAGGGAGAAGAGGCGCGTCAGGCGGCATTTAATCGTGCAGCGCTCAAGACCATCGGAGAGCAAGGCGAGGCAGCGATTCCTGAAGTGCTGAGTCGCGCAGACCAGCGCATCGGCAGCGTGATGGACGATATCGCCAAGAATACCCGCGTCAAAGTGCCGGGTAAGTTGCTCGACACGATGGCACAGGTTGAGCGTGACGCGGCGATGGTACTTTCGGATGCAGAGGCCGCGCCGCTACGCCAGCAACTCAATAGCATCCTGAGCAAAATTGGCAAGGACGATTCTATATCTGGAGAGGCTTATCAGAACGCAAGAAGGCTTGCGAGCCAGTTGGCGGCTAAGCCTGGAGTAAGCCCGCTCGGGCGGCAGTTACGCGAAGCGCTTGATGAGGCTTTGCAAAACTCAGTTCCGAAGGCTCAGGTTGATGCGATTAAGACGGCGCGAAAACAATATCGCAATTTGATGCGCATCCAAGAGTCCATCGGCACGACCGAACTTGGCGACATCAGCATTCCGAAATTGGCCGCTGCAACGTCGCGCAAAGCAGAGCGCGGCGCGGCGCTAATGGATCGCGGTGATGCGGAATTGGCACGACTGGCGCGTAGTGCGCGCACGTTCCAAGAGACGCTCGGGCAGTCTGGAACGGCCCCGCGTCAGGCGTTGCAGCGTTATGGCACGCTGCTCGGGCCGGGAGCGCTTGGCGTAGCGGCTGGACTTTCGCAGGGCGAGACGCCAAGCGAGCAAACGATGGCGGCCCTTGGCCTTGGCGCGGCTGGACTGCTTGCCCCAAGCGCTTTGGCGCGCGCTTATCAAAACCCTGCCATGCGGCGGTACATCTTGCAGGGCGCTGGGTCGCCAATGGCGCGTCGTGCGCTTATGGGGCCGACTGCGCGTGGCATGATGACTTACGGGCCGTCGGCTGGCTTGCTACTGCCGGAAGATGAAGAATGAGCGAATCCCTCGGCCAAAAGCAGCGCCGTTTCGCACGGCTTGTCGCGCGGCTCATTGACAAGGCCCACGAGTTGGGCTTTGAGGTGACGCTGGGCGATGCCTTCCGCGACCCGCGAGTGCATGGCGCGCTTGGGGTCAAGATGGGCTACGGGCATCCGAGGAGCGCGCACAAGCAGCGTCTTGCGATTGATCTTAACCTCTTTAAGGACGGCAAGTTCTTGCAAGGCACGGAAGACCACAAGCCGCTCGGGGAGTGGTGGGAGAAGCAAGCGCCGGACGCCCGCTGGGGCGGTCGGTTTAACGACGGGAATCACTACTCGATAGAACATGAGGGTATCAAATGATTAAAGGTGCATTGAAATCAAAGACCGTCTGGTGGAACGTCCTGCTCGCCGTACTCGGTGGGCTGGAACTCATCGGCGCCCATCTGACCACGCTATTCGGCGCCCAGATCGCCGCTGCGGTACTCGCTGCCGGTGCGATGGCGAACATCGCCCTGCGCGCCATCACGACCCAGCCGCTCTCTGAGAAATGATCCAGGCGTGGCTGCTGCGGCAGGCGCCGTACATCATCAT